CTACCACCGCCACCACCTCCACCACCGCTTTGATAACTTGTTGCACCACCCCCACCACCCCCACCAAGACAAGTTACTTTAAGTGCCGTAACGCCTGTCGGAATAGTAAATGTGCTTGATGAAGTAAAGACTTGACCACGACCGCCTTGGGCTTCTGAGCCACCAGTTGTAGCAATAGTAATACTTCCCGATCCATTAGTTACTGTAATACCTGTGCCTGCAGTAATAGTTGCAGGAGTGTAATTAGTTCCATTACCAATAGGGATTTGCCCATTTGCGGGAGTTGCTGTTGCTCCTATACCACCTTGGGCTGGAGTTACAGCAGTACCAGATTGGAGAAGAGTCCCGCTAGTCGAAGGTAAAGTTATTACAGTATTACCAGCAACGGCTGGTTCCTGTAGTGTGACACTTCCGCTAGTTGCACCTACTAAAACAATAGACATATATTTTCCTTATAAAACGACCCATCTGCTGCCAGATGGAATAGTTACTGTTACGCCACTATTTATAGTAATAGGGCCAACGCTTTCACCACTGTAATTCGTAGACATCGTGTAGTTTGAAGAAATTACTTGTTTATTCTCGTACACCGCTCCACCAGCTTGAGCGCCACCAATTGAGCTCCAAACAGTACCATTGTACCCTTCATACTGGCCTAAAGTAGAGTTAAAACGAATCATCCCCACAGCAGGAGTAGGCTGCTGAACTGTAGTTCCAACAGGGATTTTTAGGGCGCCGGTGCCGTTAAACTGGGAATTTGCAGAAGCTGTTATAGCAGCAAAAGTGTTATTTCCGGTAAAAGTACTATCCGCGTCCAGCTGGCTAAAGTTATTTAAACTAGCTGAAGTAAGCCTTTGAGCAAATCCATCGCCAGCACTAAAGCCTAAAGCAGTTGTGCCTTCTTGTGCTCTAATAACTGTTAAGTTATCCCCAGCTCTAGCGGTTACTTTTACTATTTCGTAGTTACCTGCAGTATTGAATAAAGTGCCGTAGAAATATTGCCCAGCAGATAAAGTTGGGAAAAGGGCACCCTGAGTTGAGGATAAAACAATAGTAGTAGCCGAGCTAAGTATACTAGCGGCTAGCGTACCTGTTGCGTTATTTCTAAACTGGGCTGGCATTAATCTCTCCTAATGCGCTGATTTTATATGAAATTTGGTCATAATATAACCCATCTTGACCCACTGGGGACAGTCACACTAACACCACTAGCCACGGTCATAGGCCCGGCTGACATAGCAGAACTACCTGAAGGAATTGAATAGCTTGTGGACACAGTATTACTATTTATGGTTAAACCGTTGCTAGAAACCATTGCCGTAGCTTGTAAATCCCCTGTACTGGGTTTGTAAAGATACTTAGCATTACTTGTGTAAATTGTAGTCGGGGTGCCTGTAGTTGCTGCCGCAAATAACGGATATAAGTTAGTTGCTGTTGCTGTGTCATTACTTAAAGATGCCCCACCCTGTACGCTTGCGGTAGATACAGCTGTTACCAAGCCTTTAGCATTTACAGTTACAACAGGAATGTCAGTCGCCGAGCCAAATGACCCTACGTTAGAGTTTACGGTTGCCAGGGTTCCAATAGCAGTTACGTTTGTAGAACCGTCAAAAGATGGGCTGGTGTAAGCCAAATCCCCAGTAATAGCAATAGTGCGCCCATTTGTTAGGGTTGCTGCGCTTCCAGAAGTATTTACGTTAATAGTTGCAGGTAAACTTAAAGTTACTGCACCGGTTGAAGCTGAAGCAGTTACTTGATTTGCTGTGCCAGATAAAGAAGTTACACCAGTATTGGCAATGGTAATTGACCCTGCACCCTCAGTAATGCTAATACCTGTGCCATCGGTTAGGTTAGCGTTCTTCCATACCCCAATAGGGCTTGTAGTAGCGTCATAAATTAAGATATTACCGCTTTGGGGCGAGGTAATCTGTACATCGTGCAGTTCGTCTAATTCGTATCCGTTGTCAATCTTGACATAAATAGAACCAACAATGTTATCAACCCGTTCTACCCAGCCGACTACCACTAATTGTTGTGGTGCTTGGGGCTTTGTAGTTGTTACCGCACCCGCAGTATTTGGAGATAAATAGACTGTTGCACCTGCCACAAGTCCTGAAGTATCTAATTTATATAACGCACCTGATACGATAATGAAACCCTCAGACCCGCTAGTCATGGTTTCAGCGACCAAGCCGATAGTGCCAAACGAAGTGGCTTCTACATCTGCCCTAGCTAATTTGACAGCGACTCTATTGCCTTGTGCCCCAGATATATAAACTACTTGACCTTTAGTTAAGGTCGTACCGCTATCGTTGTAAACCCTAGCTAGTTCTTGAGTTCCTACCTGTAAGTTAACATTACCGCCTTTTAGGGCAACAATCGGTACTCCATCGCCATCATCCCAAGACATTGTGCCGACTGTGGTGGGTACTGTAGCGGGGGTGGTGTCAAACCCTAGCGAGTTAGCGTTAATCACATTGCCGTTATCGTCAAGCGTAACGGTGCTGTTTTGTAGTAACTTGCCAGTTGTGCCATCAAAACGGGTAATTGCGTTGTCTGTAGAAGAAGCTGGGCCTGATACTGCACTGGGGTTAATAGGAACGCTTAAATCACGAGAAGACCCTGTACCAGTAATAGTTACAGAGGAATCCGTAGACGTAAGAGTTTCTATCTTAGCGTCATTAAGATTTGTAAAGTTGGTATCGACCTCGTTATTAGTTAACGGCGATCCTTTACCAGCACGAGTAACAATGGTAGTCAAAATCTACCCCTTTATCCGTTTATTACTTACGATATTGTAATGGTCCAGGTGACACTTAAGGCATCATCTACACCTTTGTTTACTACAGAAAATACTGTACGGCAAAGCATCGTTCCTGCAGAAGCAGCATTAAAAATACCTGCTTCGGAAACAGCACCTGTTCCGGTACCTGCTGGGAAACTTGCGGTGTAAGTTACTACGTTAGTAGTTGCTGTTGAAGTAGCCAAAGCTACACGGCCTAGTTCAGTTCCAAGAGTAGTATCGCCAGCTGCTGCGGGTGCAGTACCTGATCCAACAGCCATGTGACTCATGACATTAGAGGCAGTCCCAACCATGCGGGAAGCGACAAAGTTCTTACCAACGGTAACAACTAGGTTTTTAAAATCGTGTTCCTCTTTTACCTTGCCATCGGCACCGGTAACAACGACTCGCAAGGAGCCGGAGGCTTTTAAGTTTTCAGTTGCATTCATTACAGCTCCTTACGTAAATGTGCGGGTTTGCCCCACATAATCTTCTAAAAAATAGGTTATATCGCAGTAGTCTTGCATGAGCAAACTTCCACTACTAGATAATACCGCATTATCCGACTTATTTGCCGCAAAAACAACTGTTTGCGTGTCAGACACCGCTAACATCTCACTTAGTACCTTAATAAGCAGGTACTCAATATTCCCATCCATGTTGTCTTGAAGGCCTATGCTTTCAGACAAATTTTTACTTACAGCTAAAGTATCAGAATCAGAAACTACTGCTAAGTCCTGTTTTTGCCCTGGCTGGATATCTAATACACTGACATCAGGGGCGTTAATTACTTCAGTAAAATTACGTATGTATATTTTAAATACTTGAATTGCTTCAACTAAAGTTACAGACTCTGCTATTGATTTACCAACTGCATAAGTTACTACATCTACAGGAACACCTAGTGCATCTGATAAATTTTTTATTGGCGTTAAGCTAACTGTATCTGTTGGGGTTATTACTTCTACCCCTAAAATATCAGGAAAAGTTACAGCCGCACAGATATTTACGTCTAAATAACTGACACTAAAAGTAGGTTGTAAATAAGAAACCTCTACTTTTACCGATCGGTCAGGATTAAGACATGTAAATGCCATTAGAAATCAGCGCGTAAGGTAAAGTTAAGTAGGTCAAAAGCCGTTAAAATCTGGCCATTAAAGCTCATCTCAATTTCACCTTGGTACTGTCCTGCTGGTACATCTAGTGTGGGTCCTGGAAAACCAAATCTAACAACTCCATTAACTGGGTCCACTTTAGAGCAAGTTAAGGTAGATAAAATTGTAGTGCCTTGAAGCGCACGAAACTTAACAACTACTGTAGTCGTAGCCGCTGAAAGGTCAATTGGATCACCAGTATTACGGTCGGTAAGAGTTAAAGTTACCTCTGGTAGATTGTCGTTTTGTACAATTTTTATTGTGCTCATGCCCACCTCTGGAATTCTGTTCTTGTAGAAGCTCGTGTAAGCCCCTTGTTCATCTGGATTCTAGCTCTGTTGATATGATAATTAAACATCTTAGCGGCTTCAATAGAGCCCGACTTATCAGTGTAGTCCTGTCGTGGCTGAGCCAATAAACGAGCTCTGGCGCCCCAAGCAATAGCTTCTGCCCACTGTTCATAGATCTCAGAATCAATCTCTGTAGAATCCTGCGTTGGAGCTAAAGCCGTTCTTAAATATAAAGCCCCTGGTTGGGTAATATATGGAATAGGTACTAAAAGAACTTCAGGTTTAATAGTCCTAGTAATATACTGAGGTGATCCCTCTAGCTGATCCCATGCCCCCATGCGGTAAATATCAGCTAATTCGTCAGGGCTCTTAGGGATAAGCAGCAAAGTATTAAAGTAAGCCTGAATAGGCCCTACCAGCTTAGTATCTGCTGGGGTATTAATTGCATAATTTGCTTGCCCGTTGACTATGTTAATAGCTGGAATGGTGTATTGCCAAAAATAAGTTCTTTCGCAAAACTCAATACAAGCCTGTTTAATTGCGTCAACGGCAATAAATTCAGATGCATCAGGTACATACTGCAATACCCGAGGTAAAAAGTCTTCGTAAGAAACGCTGTATCCGTATGCCTGGGTCATGACTCAGATCCTGGTTTATTGGGGTCTTTTGGAGTGAAGTTTTGATTTGGGCTATTGGCCAACTCGGAAGTCTGCTTAATTTGCATAGCAGCCATAAAGGTCTGTAAATAACCAGATGCAAGCTGCAAGCCAGGAGCATATTCTGCGTCTTTACTACAAGCCCTATAAAGGATATAGTCCAACAAAACCGGTTCAAAAGTATCACTAATAGAAATCACAGTACTTTCCGAAGTAATCATCGGGGGCACTGGGGCATAATTAATCTGTACATAACCCTGCCCGTTGTTAGGAGGGTATACATAAAACACTGTCTGATCTTGTTGATCAAATATGTAATGCTTAGGCACTGCAGATTTTGCGGCTGCATGCCAGTTGGGGTTAAAAGAATCAATAAGTTCTCTAGAAGTTATTCGAATTGCGCGTCCTGGTTTTGTGCCATCCGTGCCCATATATCGAATAAGTTCTAATAAAGTCCAGCCGTCAGACGGAATAGATTGTCTAGTACCAGCCGTTAATTGAATTGTGCTAACTTTATTAGTCGCACTGGGGGACATGACAACAATCTGTTTCTGCCCTTGGTTAAGCCAGTCTAATAATTCAGAGCGTGACCAACGGGTATTGCCGATGTCAGTTAACTGAATCGCTGCTTTATTAATTATGGCTTGAGCGGTAATTGTTCCCATATCCTAATTATAGTGTAGAGGAGCCGGAGCTCCTCAGTTTATTACGGTGTTACTGCCAAAGCAGCTACAATTGCTGGAACCTGAGTTCCAAACCACAAACCATCAACTACTAATTGGTCTGAAGTAATGCTACCTGCGTTCAAACTTACAATATCCGAAGCTTGCGTTGAAGAAAAACCGGCTACAACTAAATCTACAGCGGTAGCAGTACCAGCGTCAACTGCGACTATTGTTTGTGCTTGAGGGATTGAAAACCCACTAGCAACTAAATCATCGATAACAGCCATTTGATACTCCTTAAAAATCAAATTGGGGGTGGGGACATCCCCACCCACCTATCATCAGCTATTAACCTGCTGCTTGCAAGAGTGCCAAACCATCGGCTTGAACAAC